ATAACTTGTAGTACCATTGGAAAGTACAACTTTTACAGCCTGCCAAACGAATTTCGACGCATTAGTATTCTTTATATCCAACTCTGCAAAACTCGTTTTCCATGTGACTGAATCAGCAGGAGCCGTAGAGCCGCTATCACTTAGGACAAATACCACATCAGCAGACGTAATACTTACACCATCCTCTATGAGTTTTGTTGCAGGGTCACTCCACTCCGACGCATTGATAACGTCAGTATTGCCGTTGCTGACAGCCATTGCCTGACGTACCCAACAAGGATAATGATTGCTATCAGTAGCAGGAATTTGCGTACTCCAACCATTCAAAGTGCCTGAAAGCGTACCAGCCTCAGTACTACCTACTTTCTTGAAGTAATAGGTAGCACCATCGGCAGGCTTATCAGTCGGCTGCGTCTTATTGCGCTTGTAGATGAATACTGGAGCAGAATTTACACCATCAGCAACATACTCCACTGGAGTACTCCAATCAGATGCAGCAATATCATCAGTGTCAGACTGACTACGAGCAATAGCCATGATAACATACAACTTTGTTCCTGCAACCGTCTCAGGTATAGACTGACTCCAACCATTATAATAAGACGACGCACCCGATACCCTACCAGTACTGAAAGTATATGTTAGAGTACCAGTAGGGCGGTCATTGTTTGTCAAAGCCGTAGCCGAACGACGATAAAGGGCAACTTGGGCTGTGTTATAGCCGTTATCACCATTATTACCATCTATCACGGTTGTTACTGTAATACATCTGCTAACTGACATCTTAGTGTAATTTCAAAAGTTAATATGCTACGATAACACCTGAAATGGAATCACCATTGTTATGGGCGATGTCGTATGAAATAGTCACAACACCAGCTTTAGCGGCAATGGTAGTACCCTTGACAGTAACATTGTTTTGTGTTATGTCAGTAAAACCATCTGCATCAACTGTTGCGCCAGAAATCTGACTGGTTATAACCGCACCCGCACTACTTAGCAACTTTAACTTAAAATGAGTATAAGCGTTCTTGATTTGCGTTTCGTCTGTACGGCTACTCATCCAAATGGTAAACGTTACGGTTTCATTCTTTCGGAGATTTGCACTGCTCTGCCCTCCAGGATGTGTAATCTGCATTTCGTCATCATCTTGTGCATCGTCAACCTCGATATAAGCAGAACATTTCAAATTGTCATTAGCGTCGTAAAAATCACAACGAACCGTAACATTATCCACAACGTCATCTGCGGTAAGCGTAAGACTCATGGAATCCTGAGTACCAGATTTCTTTGTGGCAAAACGTGTCGGATTAGCATATCCTGCTGCTGTATAGTCGGCAACGGTGCTACCGACACCTTCTATGTACCATTTAACAGAGAACTCAGAAGCTGCCTGAGCAGAAGTGCCAAGATAAAGAGAAGGGAGAAGTTTCACCTTTCCTTCATTCGATGTCGTATCGGGAGAAGTGATAACAGAATTACCATCATACGATATATCACCCCAATAGCCATTGGTGGCGACAAGTTGAGACAAACGGACTACTATATCCATTGCGTATGCCAAAGAGTCACCGCCTGCTTCCATCGTTCCCTGATTGGAAATAATATCTTGGTCGATATTTACAGTTTGTGGGTCTAAGGCGTTCCAGCCAGCAAGGTTTCCGTTTATCTTCAATGTGGGAAGCCCTTGTGAATTAGTACCTTTGATGAACAATGGATAAGAAGTACCATTCTTTGTGTAGGTGAAGTTGGTACTATTATTCCCACTGAACAAAATCTCCTGACCGTTCCAGTACCATTTGTTGGTCTGTGGTGCTTGAATTGTTCCACCAAGACGCGTGTAAGCGGTAATGATAGGATGAACACCTTCGTCAACACCACCATCCATTACTACGCTCCAGTCTGGTGCGCAAGTGGCGGTATCTCTGTCATAGAACTGCTGCAATGACTTGTCACAACGCAGATAACCACTGGCTACCTGTCCGTCCTGAATGGCTGTGATAAAAAATCTATTACTAACCTGTGCCATAATTGTATAATTTTATTGGTTATTACTTTGTTTCGCTGATGCTATTTCCAGTCTTGTAGCCATTCTCAGCAATAAGTTGTTTTGATTGCTGTTTGGTGATTTTCTCCAAAGAGTTTTTTTCGATTTCCGTCAACTGTGCTATGCGCAAATCACGGTCATTGACAATATATTTTCCGTTCTTGGTGACATAACGCTGTTTGGCAAATCCAGTTCGCTCGGCTACTTCTTTGCTTACAACATAAAGTTGAACTGATTCTTTTTCCATATTTTTCTGTTTTAAATGTTAATATCCGACAACAACTACTTTACCTTGTTCGTTAGTGACTATTGAGCCATTTTGGGAAACAGCCTTCAACGAACCAAGTGTATATAGTTCAACACCAACATTGGTGTGCGCACCATCATTCCTAAACAAGTTACTTGCTGCTATCGTTACAAAGTTGCCCCAACCACGACTTGTCTTTGTTGTGCTTGTGGTTGGTTGCGTGTAGAAATTGAGACGACAATACCTGTCACGCTTGGAATCGGGAATATCCTTTCCGTAAGCCTGAACAAACGCAGAAAATCTCTTGTTTCCATCAGAATTGCGAACTGATTCACCAGCAAGGCTATATGGTAGAGCTTGCATCCTCGGCCAATGCCATACCAAAGTACACTCAGCATTTGCAGGATGATTTGGCGCATTTAGAGTAGTGATAGTGGCAATACGCACTTTTACGATTACGTTGTCTAAATACTCCGCATCAAGAATAAGGGTATCAGTTCCTTGTCCGCTTACATATCCAAGAGTATTTTCATCAGAAATCATAACGTCGTTTATATACCAGAAGAACTTGAAGTTATTGTTCTGCATTAGTGTACCACCATTGTAAACTTTTGCAGTGAAAACTTTAAGACTGCTATCTTCCTCAATGGGATTGTATGTCACCTTGCTTGGATTTCCAAGTTGTATAGACAACATTTTCTGCACTTTCTCTTCTGTGGTAAGAAGAATTGTGGACGTGAATTTGTATGTTTCAGCACGGCTATTATCAGTGCAAGAAAATTCGCAAAGAATAGGAACAGCATAACTATCATTTGGTCCCACGTTATGTCTTACGACCAAACTTCCAGTTGTATTACCAGTTGCAGTGTCATCATCTGTCTGCAAGTGATAATCATCACTCTGTACGCGAGACGTTACATAATTCATGGAATTACCGATGTACCATCGTATTTCGATTGATGACAAATCGGTAAGCGGAACGGACTGCCCTGTATCGGGGTCTGTAACGCTTATCACTGGCGACAAAACCAAAGGTGTATCATTTCGATCAACTGGTTCGTATGTATTTAAAACAGCATCATACACTTGTGTCAATGCACCGCCATTGCTGCTAATACTCAATGCTCCTACAAGTGGTGTTCGCTGTGTGGTGATAACTACGGGTTGTTCCGTACTTGCTATCTTAGTTTCCACACCTGAACCACCAACCGTATTCTTCGCACCGACACTATAAAGTTCTGCACCTACATTAACCTTTATTCCTCCAGTACGGAACAAGTCACTGCCTGAGACAGATTTAGTAAATCCCCATCCTTGGTTTGTATGTGTGCTTACATTTGTCGGTTGTGTGTACCATTTAACCTTGCAATACCGATTACGTTTAGCTTCTGGAATATCATGTCCGTATGCTTGTATTATAGTACCGAAAGACTTTGATTGACTGGCTAATTTAATAGATTCACCATTCAAACTATATGGAATAACCTTCATACGAGGCCATTTCCACACTAACGTACACTCCGCACTGGCAGGGTGATTAGGATTATTAGCCGTTTTGTCAGTTGCAATACATACTTTGACTAACACATTGTCAGCATATTCAGCATCAAGAACAAGTGTATCTGTGTTTTGACCGCTAACGTAACAAGCCTTTGTATTGGCAAGTACACCATTCACGTACCAAAAGAACTTGAAGTTACTATTGGAAACAAGTGTACCACCATTATATACTTTTGCCTTGAACGTGCGTTGGCTGCTGTCATCAAATATGGGATTGAATGTAACCTTGCTCGGATTATCCAGTTGTAAGAAGAGCATATCCTGTACTTTTTCCTCAGTAGTGAGAAGTACAGAAGCATTGAACTTATATGACTCACCTCGCGAATTTTCAGTAAATGAAAGTTCGCACATTATTTCCTTTGCAAAGCTATCGGAGGGACCGATATTTCTCCGAACAACTAAATTACCAGTAACTACTCCTGTGTCTGTATCGTCTTTGGTCTGCAAATGGTAATCGTCGCTTTGTACGCGTGACGTTATAGGTGTATTGGAATTGCCGATATACCAGTTTATTACAACATTAGATAGACTTGACAATGGTACCTGTTGCTGTGTATCTGGGTCAACAATACTTATGATAGGTGACAATATCAATGGTGTTATCTGCCTATCAACTGGCTCATAAGCATTTTGTACGGCATCATACACTTGCGTCAAAGCACCGCCATTACTACTAATGGTTAAAGAACCCTCAATTGGAGTCCTTGTCGTGGAAACAACCACTGGAGGCGCTGTATTGATAATCTTTTTCATATCTCGTTTACACTATGGTTATCTTGTTAATAATTTCTGTATCTTCCCCATTATTCGAGAAAGCGGCAGTACACTTAAACCCTACGTGCCCTCCATTCGCAAACCACCCATCAGGAAGGTCATCGTCTGTTACGTGGAGTGTTCTCGTTTTTGATTTTAATGGCGACGTAGAATCTTCAGGGTCAGTATGAGCACTATTCTTCCATGCTTCATCGAGAACAGTATTGCTTGACTCTCGTTCCCATTGCCATGAAGTTACCAAACTGCTAATATCTTCCTGACCGAATAGAAGGTAAGGCTTCACCGTTTCGTCGATGTTACCAGGGCGAACAGAAAGACCGATTATAGGTATCGGATTCTCACCATCTGTATAGAATCCAAGACTAAACGTAGTTCCACTAATCATCTGCCAGTCTGTGCTTCCAAACCAAGGCTCTTGCGTCGTTCCGTCAACAAGACATTCCCACAAAGCACCCTTATTCCATGCACGACTGATTTCCAAGTCAACTTTAAACTCGTTCATCATCTTCTGATGCAATTCTTCATCAGTCAGCGACGACCAAGACGCATCGTTACGATAGCGTAGCCAAGTGGCGCGAGTATAAGTCTTATAGTGATATGGCTCAAAAATAGTCGTACCATTGTATTCAGAAGTAGGCTGTGGAATAGTGCTGTCAGGCAACACCCACTGACCTCTATCTTCCTTCACTACCCTTGCAGGATAGTTGGCATCGTGGGAATGGTCGTAGAATATGGTATTGACATACAAAGAGGGCATATCAACATTCCATATCGGATTACCCTGCGCATCATGTGGGAGGTTTGCCAAGTCAGGAAGAATACCAAGGCAAAGAGCATAGTTGTTATCCTCAATAATTGGCTTGTCAACATTCCAGAAGAAGCTCAGTCGCTTGTCGGTTGTAGAGAGAACCCAAGACTGCTGCCTACCCAACTGGCTATTCTTTACAGAATCGCTATAAGAAGTCGGGTCGTCGCCGTTCTCCAGTCCGTCAGCAATATTACCACGTCTTGTAAGCGTGATGATTTTCTCGTAACCATCAGGATAGTTGGTGTAATCTTCAAGCAATGCCTCCGTGTAGTCATCCGTAATCTCAGTACCAAGGAACGTGAAGTTTTTGGCTCCAGGCACTTCGGGGTCGCCATTGGGCTTCACACCATTGTAAGGTACAACCTTCATCGTGTTATTCGTGAGGTCAACGCTTACAACTCTGACATAGCAAGTATAGTATGTTCCGTGGTCGAGCAAGTCATTTATCTTAGCGTAGAGAATATCACCCGGATAGAAAGGAGTGTGGTCGTTGTCATGGTCTTTGTGCATTGTAAGAACCATGCGCTGACCGTTATCAGAGAAATCTACCCTTTCAGTGGTATCGCCCTCAGTAAACGAATAGTCTGACTCCATCAACTGCAAGCGGTTGATGATAAGTTCCATGATACGAAGGAATCCACGAACATTCATGCCATCAGCCTCAATGAGACCATCCTTCGCATTCATGTAAATGCCAGTACCATCCAAGAAACCTGAACGTGCGCCCTCGCTTTTCAGTTCATTGGAGAAAATCAGATTCTTTACTTTTAGCAAGTCCTCTACGTTCAGAGTACCTTTTACAAGTCCACGAACGATAAGATCTATGAAATCTGCTGTACCCTCTGCATTAATTGATGCGCCAGTATCGAGTTCATCACCTGCCAAAGGATGCTCACGGTGGTATTCGCCAAACCAAGCATTATACATTGCTTTCAGGCCTTTGGCGAATGTGATACGTCCTGCTGCAACGTCATCAGTCAGTTTCGACAAGAAATATTCCTGTCCGTAACGCTTGATGAAAGCATTAATCTGAGATACGCTGTAACCGCCACCACCATTATACACATAGGAAGAAAGGCTGTTTACTTGCTGCTGAACACGCTGCAACGAACCAACTTGTTTGTCATTTCTCAGAACAACTTCATAAGTCGGTACTCCGTTATTGCCATTCTCCTTGATAGTGATATTGTCGATGAATACGCTACCGTCAACGTCCAAATCCTCGTCATTGAACAGCATGAGCATACCAGCCTTTAGCGTATCATGCAGACTGATAGTAGTTAAAGGATTCTGTTGCGCCCTCTCATGCTGACGTGCCATGAATATTTCATCTATCTTTGGCAGATAGGTAAAGCGAGTATAGTTATTGTTGAGAAGCCAGTAAATAGACTTACGCAACATCTTCACGCTTGCAGCCCATATATAGCTGCTATCGGATATATCAATATCCAAAAGCACAAAGTGGTCGCCAACACGAATCTGATATGCTTCATCGGCTCTTGCAGCCTCACCAATTGCAGCGTGAGAGGAATAAGGAAACCAAAGGTCAAGTGCGTCATCGTGATAACGATCCAAAGTCAGAATCCAACCACTATTGCCATCCTTCACGATATTCTTTACCTCGAAATCCCTTGCACCGCAATAGCCATCCTTCATAGAGATAGTAAGGCTACCAGTGTTTTCAACAGCCTCTTCAAGGTCAAAGCCAATATCTTTGAGTTTGATTTTAAAAGGCTCAATTTCTGCTTCTGGCTCGAAAACACCATTATCTTGAATTACATCAGCAGCACGGATTTCATCAAGACGTTCAGTAGATGAAGTGCCGAATACGTCACCAACTGTCAAACCTTCAATGCTTGGGTAAACCTCTTGCAGTCCATTATCGTCATTTTCCTCGTTGAACTGGATATTACCCTCTTTGATTCCTATTTCGTCAGCATTGCCACTTGTAATATAAGGACGCAAACGTTCATTAGAGAAACGAAGGATATGCTCACCCTCAATGCTCATAAGAGGCTCACCCCATGCAGTTTCAGGATTCTTCCTTACATAGACATGAGTGATACCATCGACAATTTCAGTCTTACACAACTCACTGAGTGCATATCTTGGGAAACCAGGGAGCATAAGGGTATTGACCGCCATATTGTTAGGCATACCATATTCGGCATAGTCTATATGGTTTGTAGGCCAATAATTCTTATCCATACCACTCTTGATGATAACCTTATCGCCAACCTTGATAGCTGCAACGAAGCCGTTCATCTGTTCAGGGCTACGCTCGTCTCTGTCATCATGGTCTGGGTCTGCACATTCAGCATACAGATAGCATCTGTTATCAGAACTCAAAGATGAATATTTGCTAACATAACCCTTTATTGTATAGCCGTTAGCTTCCATTGTTATAATGAAGTTTGGTGCTTCATCAGAACCTGGATAGTCAGAAGAACGCTTTGTAAACAGAAGTGGTGAAAAATCTATATCAAAGAATAGCGTTACACCAACATAGCCACTACCAAAGTTGTACTTATCCTTAATCTCTACAACGTTTAAGTAGAATTGCTTGTTCAAGTCGGCATAATAGCGGATAGGCAGATTTTTGTCAGAACCATAAGCAAACAATCTCGTTACTACTGCTTGGTCTTGCTCTGCCTTACGCTCAATGGCATAAAGTCCTTTGTTCTTTCCGTATCTGAAAACGTGGTCGACGGGCAAACCCTCACCACCGACAATCAAAGCACGACCTTTGGTAATAAAGTTCAGTCCGAAATTATTCTTGATGAACTCCAATCCCTGACTTACAGAAATCTTGTCAACTGAGATATTCACATTGAACTTCTCATCTTCTATGGCAGCAGTCGGGTTACTGTGGTCTGTACCAAAAGTTTGCTCCCATAAAGCGATTGCAGCAGCTTTCTTTGTAGGATTGTCGGCATATCGTTGAATGGTTCGGTTATAGTTGGGAGTGATATAAAGCCATTCGCTATTGTAGCGGTCTGTATTGGCTTGCAGTCTATCTACAAGGTCATCTATGGTTTCCGCATAGAATGAGAAAGTAGGCAGACTGGTATAGTGTATGTTGTTATCGTACAGAACAACATCAAGAAAGCGCACCTCAGATAATTCGGCAGAACGTGCGGACATCTTAACATTCTCGTACTTGAAAGCCTCGCCATTACTACTTTTACGGGCTTGCTTCAATGCAGAAGGTAAAGTGTAGATACTATAAACGTCATCACGATATATCAGATAATCGCCTATCTCCAGTTCAATAGGTGTAGGCGAAGTAATCTTGATGGTAACATATTCCTCGCCCATCCAAATATCGTGATACTCCAAGTCTGTTGCAATGTACTTTGCAACTCCACTCTTGTTATATATCGTCCACTTCTCCATTGGCTATACAGGTTTATGATACAACAAGAAAGTGTTCGTCAAGAGTAGTCACGGGGTCTGTAACACGGAACTTTACCTTGAAACTGGCAATGGCATTGGGGTTTACGTCATCATAGAAATACATATCATTGGAAATATCCTTAACATAGATACCCCTTCGCCCAATTTTGGTGTACTCGTCATAAATGGCAAGCATGACTCCAGCAGTACTACCACTACTATCAGAGATATAGTCGATGAAGTTTCTGAGGTCTGATGACATATTAGCCTCTACACCATCATACAAGAAAGTCACATCTATATCATAAGCCTGGAACTTCAAGCCATCCTTTGAAATGAAAACATCTTCGCCATCTTCATCTTTCCAGTCTCTCGTAGCCAACTCCTTAGTCTTTGGCTTGTGCATGAATGGCATTTCCTGACAAAGGACGTGATACGTCTGATATACATCAACAACGTCACCAACGTTTGTATAGTTAGTGCCGTCAAAAGTTTGTTTCTGTATAAGTATCTTCTTTGGTTCCATCGTTTAAAACTTTGCGCAAAAATAGTAATATATATTTACAAAAGAAATTACGATTTTCTAAAATCTTGACATTTAAGAGAGGTAAATTTGATTTTAGAGGCTCTTTGATTATCTTTGCAGCGATTGATTATTTTGAGACGTATGGATAAACTTAACAAAACACTCAGGGATGATGCAATTGGATTCGGTCTCTGCCAACAGTGGCAAGGCGACTGGAAAAGCGATTGGGATAAGGAGAAAATGGTAGCCAAATTCTTTCAGGGAATGGATTTCTGCCTAAAGCACCGATTCCCGACAAACCAGTTTATCATTGACAATTTCGATTTGGATTTCAGACGCAAGAGTAACGTACTCGTTGATGACAAGTATTCTTTGCTGAATCCTATCCACGCTCTGATACTCGGCAACTCTGAGAGTACCATACGCATGAACGCAAGAAATGGCTCTACCATATACATGAGAGACAACAGCCACGTAAAACTACTGGCATCCGGCAACTCATTCGTAGTAGTCCATTTACTCGACAACGCACAAATTGAGGTCGAAACACAAGATAAGGCTCATGTAGCTGTAATCACTCACTCAAAAGACACAATACTTATCACAAATTGCAAGGACGTTGTTCTTAGAGAAGAATACAACTGGTTAAAAGAATAGTTTTTTTCATTGAACAATTGTTTTAGGTTAGTAGTAATATTTAGTAGTTTGTTTTTTCTGCAACATTATGTGTGTAATGTTACCGAAACGAGGAAGCGGAGATTCGTGAGAACCCCCGCTTCTTTGCAACTTTGCGACTTTTAAATATAGATATGAAATTATTGAACTGAAATCTTATCTACACCATTTGCGAACTTGTCAAGGCGAGAACTGATATTCTCTATCAGTCCATAGATTTTGCCAGTCTCACTGAATGTTAATGCCATTGCAGCTACGTTTCTGTCAATATTTCGCAAGGTAGTATGAACCGAAGTTATTTGTTCGACATACGAAATCCAGTACTCTTGAATGAACATTGCAATAAACGCTCTATTCATGGCAACATCGGCTCTGATAGCATTGATGTAGCTTGCAAGTAAATCTGCTGTATCTTCCGTAACACCCTTTATGTTACCACTAAGGGCGCTGTCATTATCTGAGAATCTTATGCCAGTGGCACGTTCTACCCAATTATAGAATGTTTCGCCTGCTTTTGCAAATTCCTCAGATTGTCCGTAGAAACTACCCAAGACCTTTAAAACGGCTTTCTCACTTCCTTGCATATCAATACCGACATTGCCGTTCTTGTCTTTAGTGTACTTGATAGCACCACCTACGTACATTTCAAGACTATCATCCCATGTGCCAAAGAGTTGCTTTTGCAGGTTTTGCATCAAAGGCTCGATAAAACCAAGTTTCATCATTTCCTTTGCGACACTGGCAACAATATCTTTTGCGGTTTTCTCAAATGCCTTAACAGCATTTTCGCCATTCTCAAAAGCGTTCCAAAGAGCATCGGAAATCTGATTAGCCCAACTCTTTATATCAATTCCCCAAAGGGTGTTGGCAAGATCCTGCGTGAAGAACATTATTTCTTCGTCGAGTTCGGCAATCTTTGATTGATACTCAGCCATAGCAGATGCAGAAGAATCCTTCTTATCATTCTCGGCATTGTACATATCTATGTAATCCCGACGTTGCTTTAGAAGGTTTGCATATTCCTGAGAATAGCCATTACCATTAAGATTCTGGCTATAAAAATCAGACATAGCCTTTCCTGCTGGGCCATATTTTATATTAATTTCGCCAAACTTATATTTGCCAAACATCAAATCACGGTTATACTTATTATAGACATTGGCAATATCCTTACGCATTTGACCGCTATCATAACCTAACGAACGTTCACGCAAAGACCTAAGAACAGATGTATTTGCCTCAATCTTTGTGACATCGGCTTTCAAATCATCAATTCTTTCTTGCAATTTCTTGTCAGGATTGAACAAGTCAGAAAGTCCGAAATCCAAACCGAACAAACCACCAACACCATCAACTACACTGGCGACAATATTACCAGCACCCTTGATTACAGAACCTATAATCTGAGGGAGATTCGTTAGAACGTTCTCTATGACAGATGCGATTTTGTTCAGCAAATTGTCTATGAATCCTGTTGGATCATCACCTAAAGCGTCGATTATACTCAATATAGCACCAACCAAACCGCCAATCTTCTCGCCAGCCTTACCAAAGAGCTGACCGACATTTTGAGCCAGTTCGCCATCACCCTTGATAGATTTGATTAAGTTACCAACGGCAAGTACAAAACTACTCAAAGTACCTTGTGTGAACTGACCCAATATAGTAGAGAAATTATCCAAACCCTCTACTGCGTCATCACTCTTCTCTTTGAGTTTTTGACCACTCTGATTAACCTCAGTTTGGTCGTTCTCAACGGCTTGTTCGGCAGCTCTCTTCTCTTCTTCTGCCTTTTTCCTTCTTTCTTGTGCATCCTTTCGCTGAGACTCATTTTTTGCATTACGTTCAGCCTCTTCTGCCTGCTCTAAGGCTATCGTGGCTTTTTGCAGACGAAGTAAACTTGCAACGAGTTTGTTTACATTCTCCTTGTAAGTCCTTGAAGCCTCCATTAATTCGCCCCAAGCATTGAGATTGAATGGACTTGTTGCAGTTTGAGAAGCACTATGCAATTTGTCAGATGCATCTATATAAGATTTCTGCTGTGATGGAGTAAGATTCTTGAAGTCCTCACTACTGATTTCTTCACGCAATTTCTTATCAAGTTCCCTTGCAGCGTTCTTTAAAACATTACCAACGATACCAAATGACTGCTCAAACGTTGCGCTATTAGCGAGGGCTGACAAATTATCAACTTTGCGCTGATTTGCTGCCTGCTGTTTACGTTTGGCATATTCGGGCTGACCTATAATTCCTTGGTCTCGCAAGGTGTTCAGGTTCGTTATTGTCTTTTGATATTCATTGTTTATTTTAGCTATCTTATCCTTCAAAGACATAGAATCAGTAACCATCTTAGCATAAGCCGTGATAGCATCATCCCTAACAGTGCGCTGTAAGTCTCGCCACTGCTTATAAGCCTCTACCAATCCCTTAATTCGTTTTTGGTAATTCTCAACACCTTCGTCATTGCTTGGTACAGCATTTTGGAACTTCTTCAAAATATCTTCATCTGAAAGTTCCATGTCGAATGTCAGTACACCATTACCTCCAGCCTCATTGTAATACGACTGAATCTGATTACGGATTGCATCGGCAGAGTTTTGTATCAAGTTGCCATCGTATGAAACTCTTGCAATCTGAGCTGCAAAGTCAGCATTTCCAGTAGTTTCACGAACACTGTTAAATGTACTCCACGCCCTTGTAAGGCTGTCAAGTTGAATCTTCACCTTACTTGCAAAAATATCCATTTGGCGGTTGGCTTCCTCATAGTCCACGTTGCTGATAGCATCACGTAACTGCTTGATAGCTTCCACCATGTAAGAGTTCTTATGCTTTGGAGTCTTATACAACTTCATTGCCTCGTCGAGCAATTCAGTGAGATTCTGCTTATAAGTAGGAATGGAATCCAAAGTAAGATTGGTTTTCCAAGTCTTATTGAACTCGTCAAACAATGGTTGGAACTGAGCCTGAACTTTCTTCAAAGCACCAGCCTCACCAACTTGTTTCTCGTACTTGTTATACCAGTCGTAGGCATCCTTATAGAGTTTTGCAATCTCACGCAAGCGTTTAGCCTCTTTATCCTCTTGCTTACCCTTATTACCCTTAGTCGGGTCTGTTTCAGGATAACCCTCTTTCTTTAGCCAACTCTTATCTTCCTGAACAGCCATCAAAGCATCATAGTAAGGCTTGATTTCTTTGTCGATACGACTATAAATAGCTTGCGCACCATCCCAATCACCATTCATGGCTTTCTTCTGACCTTCAATAGCCAATTTATCCATAAGAGCGCGTAACTTATCTGCGTTCATCAGCACATCAGTATCAATGTTCAAAGTCATTTTAAGATGTGCCTGATTGCGTTTAAGATAGGCTTGCTTTTCCTTCAAGTCTTTCTGAACAGCTTGTGCAAATTCATCAAGACTCTTATCAAAGTTAGTCTTTATGGCGATATTCTCAACAAATACTTGTGATGCACGTTTCTGCCAGTCAGCTTTCAACTTAACGGCATTTAATTTTGCATCCAAACCATCACGATATGCTTCTGCATGATTCATTCCAAGTTTCTCCATATCGTAACCCATAGACTCACCCCACTTAATAGTAAGTTCAGAATATTTCTGCAATGCCTTTTCTGCCTCTTCTGGTGAAGTTGATTCCTTGATGGTATTACCAACGAGACCCATGAATTGCTCCATTAATATACGCTTCTGCATTTCGTCGATAATACTACCCTGCATATTCTTAGGAAGGTACTCACGCATAGCTTCAAGCATTAATCGAGTTGCATCTTCCATAACACGCGGGTCTGTAATACCTGACATAGAAAGCAGTTTCTTCATGTAGGTACTTATTGCATAGATAGCACCATCGGGATCATTACTGAACTCGTTCACGATAATGGATGACATTTTCTCTGCCATTTCCTTTGTGTCTGCTTCGAGTTGTTGATATTGACCTCTAAGTGTTCTGCCAAAACCACCCTGAGTTGCATTTCTAAAGACTTTCCCTGCAAGAGTATCATATATGTCTCTATTCGGAACACCATTCTTAGCCCAATCTGCAAACAAATGGGAAAGTGCATCATTCTTTGAGCCAAGAGAATATTTTTTCTGCAATTCAGCAATTTTACCGCCTAATTGCTTATCAATTCTATCTATGATTTCTTCGTTGATGCCGCTAATATCTTTCTCGGCATCATTCAGTCTCTCGGCATAATCCTTAATATCGGTAGTATAAGAATCTCCAAACAGACGAGTAAACCAGTTAGAGCCTGCCACATCAACATCAGCGTCAGTTATGACATTCGACAATGCTTCTGTCACATCGTTTGCATGACGAATACTTTCAAGTTTACGGACAATTAACTTGAATTGCTCTACCTGATTGTTCATCTTGTCAATATCTACGAGATCGCCCTCATACATTGGTGACAAATCGGCAAGTTTATTCTTTAGTTCCTCAATCCTTTTTGTCAAGTCCTCTTTGCTCAGTGCGTCGTCATTGAACTCTACAAGATTGGAAACAACACGTTTGCCTGCAACAAACTTTCCTGATGCTTCATCAATACTCTTGATAAAGTTATCATCCTGCAATTCCTTGAATATTTCACCAAGTACTTTCAAGTCGGAAGTTGCTTTCTCTGCAAGATCGTGACTTGCTTCCTCTGCCTTACTCTTCATTTCGCTAACACGGGCAAACATATCCATAATGACCGTCAATGCAGCCATTGGTAAAGCAATCTTTCCAAAACTCCATATAGCCGAACCAGCCTTTCGGATTGCATTGCCTAATGTTATCCATGCAACACGCATCTTCGATACTGATGTTACACTTCTAAGTTCCCAAAGCATAACAGCTTTTGAGTGACGTTCCTCTGCTGTTGCTGCCTTCATTGCAAGAACGGATTCAAGAGCTAATTCCTTATTGATTTTACCCAAGGCAACTGCACGGAACAATTCTTCCTGAGAGAGTTTCTTGGTACTCAGCAATACGGCAAGGTTACTTGCAGTCAGTTTGCCAGAAGTGGCATACCAGTGAGAATGAGTAGCAAGGAGTTTCCATTCCTCTGCTGTCAAAGCACGATATTCTTTTGCAAGACGTAGAATGTTGACCTCTTCTTTCTGATGCGCTGCTGCTTGATTCAGAACAGAAACGGTATTAGCACCGACAGCTTGATTATACGCAAGAGTGGCTATCTTTGCAGCACCTAATACTCCTACGACACCTAACATATCCTTACCATATCTTCCCCATTCCTTTGCGCCTGCTGTAAGCGTTTCTGCAATTTTCTTCAATGCAGTACCAACACCACTTTCAGCAATTTCGCCATACATAATATCAAATGCGTCACGCAAGTTCTTGAATTTGGCGTTAAGAGCCTGAGACATAACTTCCTGTGCCTCGTAGAACATACCACCTTCATCAGTCAACTGGCGCAAAACTTCCTGAACGTCCTCATAGGAAACTTCCTTCTTGCGGACTTTCTCACGAACTTGCTTTGTGCTGATACCAAGATTCTCAGAAAGCATCCTCAGTACTGGCACGTTACCCATAGCAAACTGTCTCAGAGTGTAGCCGGATAAAGCACCCTCAGAACGAACGTGACCTAATGCCAAAGCGAGTCGGTCAACACTCGTACCAGTTGCAGCCGAAATGTCTGCAAGTCGCTTAGTCCAATCGTAAAGTTCCTTGTATTCAAAGCCGTATGCGGTGAGTTGCTTTGACATCTTATCAAGTTCAACTACACCAAAAGGCGACTTAACAGCCAATGCCTTGATTTGTCCGAACAATTCCGTTGCCTGACCTGCATTTTGCAAGATAGCACCGATAGACAAACGCTGTTGCTCCAACAAACCGCCAGTCTCAATAATACTATTAACAAAGGATTGTGCGCCCCAAACGGAAATATACTGCATAGCCAACATCTTCAAGTCAGAAAGTACCTGAGATTGCCCCTTCATGGAATCGGTAGCACCTCTAATTGAATTGGCAAGACGTTGCTCTGATTCTGTAAGTTGGTTATTCACATTGGCAGCTACACGTTTATTTATATTGAGCTGATGAATTGCATCGTTAGCTTCCTTATTTGCGGCATTGAGACCCATTGCACTCACAATCTCCTTACCAGAGTTACCCCAACTTGAAGTTCCAGTATTAGCAAAGTTTCTCAACTCCTGCTGAATGGCTCGAATCTTATCAATAGCATTTTGCAAAGGAGTTGTATCAATTCCTGCCTTTGCAAAGTCAACTTTTACAAGACTCAGTTTCTCAATTCGATTTTGCAGATTATCGGCAGTTGTGCCAGCCGCTTTCATTCTACGTTCAGCATTAGCCAAATCCTGAGTAAACTGGCTCAGATTGTTCTTATTGTAGAAAGAACTTGATTTGACATTATTGTGTGCCAAAGCCTCAGAAGCCAACATTCCCTGACGGATTCCGAAATCCTGAACGGTGGCAGAATTAGAGGTACGACCATTATTGCTAAAAATCTCCTTCATCAACTGGCGCACCTTTTCAAGATATTCAATGTATCTGTCAAGACCCGACACGTCAACATTAGCCGTTATACCTCTTGCACGAAGGGCTTGCAGTTCATTCAGCTTTGCACCAAGTTCATTATACTTAACGTAGGCATCATTTACGCTCTTGATTTCGTCTTTCAGACGTTTATCATCGGCTCTGTCAGAACGTCTATTAGACTGTTGCTGTGCAGTAGTCAGACGTTCCTCAGACTTACGGAGTGCATCGGTATCATCACGAAGGGTACGGATATTCTTAATACGCTTCTCAACAAGCACGTTATTCTGCATATCGACAGGAGTCATGCCTTTCAGCAAATTCAACTGACCCTGCAACTTGCTACGTGCATCAGTGAGAATAGTCATATCACGTCCTGGGGTGGCAGTACCGCGACTGATAGCGGAATCCAACTTACGCATTTGCGCCTCAGTACGCTCTATTTCCTTCTGAATATCCTTTTGAGCCTGAACAGCCGCTTTAACCTTTTCTTGCTCTGCCTTTGCGTAGGTTTTCATCTGAGACTCCTGCCAACGCTCAACATTCTTCTGATATTCACGTTCCTGCCTTG